ATGGCAAAATTAAAAAAACGTTTAAGCAAACGAAGACAACAAATAAGAAGTATTTTTCATGACTGTAAACCTATTCACAAACGTATAACTTTGTGGATTATTGTTAGCATACTTCTAATAGATATAGTCTTACGTTTTGGAATTCTTAAATAAATTTAGCTTCTTCAATTTACTAGTAAGCAGTTAGAAAATTGATTAGTCCATAAAATAAAACCCCAACTCAAGATAAGAGTTGGGGTTTTATTATTCTATCCATTCATCATCGAAATATTCGTCTACGAATTCATCTATCGTTTCGCAATGTTCCGTTTCTTCTTCAAATGGATTTTCTTCAGGTATATGTTCTTCACTCCATTTCGTGAAATTATGAATCTGGACGTTTCTAATATCATAAAAATCGATTTCTTGTTCACCAATTAGAACGACATCAAACTCAGCCATTCCACGAAATACACCGAAAACGTGTGGTTTTACACGATCATATTCATCTAATGAGTTCAGCTGAATTTCTAGCACCTTATTTTGTTTGATTGAACGATCCAAAAAATATTCTATTTGCTTTTGGGATTGTTGAGGCAGCCTCTCAATATTTCGAGCATGATATTCATCAGTACTCTTTATTGCTTCTGTCAACTCTCCTAATGGAAAAGCTGTAGGCCATTTTAACTCAAAAGGACGGTCAACATAATTGTTATACGGTTTAAACTCTTTTTTCGTTCGTCTCACCATTTCTCCACACTCTCCTATCGGAATTATTATACGAACGTTTGTTCCGTTTTTCAACAAAAAAATATTAACATAACAAAAAAACACCTATCTCTCATAAGAAAAATAGGTGGGTGTTTAACTATGGACCATATAGGACTCGAACCTGTGACCGAACGGTTATGAGCCGTTTGCTCTAACCAACTGAGCTAATGGTCCAAGTAAGAACCACCTTATTGGGGATAAAATAGTTCTTACTGGTTATAGCTTGATATATAATAATTTTACTTTACTGATTTTCAATTTTCAACAAAAAAACGACCGTCTTATTGAGAAAAGGCGGTCTGCGTGAAAAAATAAGAGTTTAAATATGTATCAATATTTTACAATATCTGTTTTTTGAGTTCAATAATTTTTATGTAAAAAGTTGCCGCCTCGTTTGGGAAAGGCGGCAATAAGTAGTAATAAAACAAAAAGTTTGGTAAACATATTTTACCGCTTTCTTTTTTAAATTTCAACAAAAAAATGCACCTGTCTTAGGACTTGGAAAAAGATAGGTGCACCCTTCTTTTATTCTCATAAAAGAAGGTCAAATATGGAAATATCAAAAGGTAACTATATTTTAAATCAGATGCTTTTAAATTTCAAGCTATTTTACAACTGGACAAACAGTCTCTAAACGTTTGTACCATGGAGCATTTTTAGGCCATTTCTCTTTACCAAAGAACGGTATTTCTTTTCCGTTGTTCTCTCTGTATACTGTTTTTATTACTTCTGCCTCATCGCCATGATATAAACGTCGGCAATTCACTCCATTACAGAAGAATGTAGCCCAGTGATCCCCGTTATCTTCTAATTTTCCTGTTTTACTATTAATTGGTCGTTGATATAAACAAAACATCGTTGCTTCTCTCCCTTTTATTGTATTTTGATTGTTATTACTTGAGTTGCTATTGTTTTCGTTTTGATTTCCCATATATTTTTTTATTTGGCTAATAAAATAGTCTTTTACTGCGTTTGTTTCTTTTCCATGCAATTCCCACGAACGATGAGGACATGCTGTAGGAACAAATTCTTTGTGCAATCTTACAGTATCTCTATTAGGTTGCATTCCCCAAAACTTCATATCTTCGGCTACTTGCTTAAATGTCATTTGTTCATTAGCTAAGAAATCGGCATCGCTAGCACCCATTGATTGACATACTTCATAGCCAACATAGTTCAAATTTCCATCTGGATTCGCTGTGTGCCATGCTGCACTGAATGTATCTTCTACACGTGCAATTGTATTTCGATCAATATAATAATGAGCAAAGCCATTCGCCAGTTGTGTAGGAGACATTACAGCCAAGGCATTGACATATTGCGCAGCTGTGGCATAAATACTTCCGGCATCATTGTGAATGACAACACCTTTTGGCGTTGCATTGGGACGTCTCCCGGCAATCCCACCGCAAACAGATTGATTAATCACTTGCACCATCTTTAGGTTCACCACCTTTATCATTTTCATCTTTTAATTTACTTAAATGCTCCTTAACCCATGAAGGAAAAGGAACGCCTAACTGCCCTAAGTTTTCAATAATGGAAATGCCATACACTGCTATATAAAATAAGACAAATCCAGTAGCGATTGATTCTAGACCCATGATTTTTAAGTATGGATAAGCAATACTTACTAGGCAAACCACTAAAAGATGTTTTACCAATCCTAGCAATCCTTTTGTGCTATTCCCCTCCTTAATGAAAATCCCTTTACATAATCCTGTTAAAATATCACCTAACACAATCCAGACAAACACTTGGATAAATCCGTTAGAAATCATATTCTTAAATTCTAGTATCAACGCTTGATTATCAATAATCACCATATTTTCCACCTTCCAATAATAAAAACCGCCTAGCTTTCGCTAAACGGCTATATTTGTATTATTCATTAATTATGCTAACGATCCATCAGGTAATCTGTTAAGAATTGAAACAGTACCGCCATTTAAAGAGCCTTCTTTTGGAAAAGGATCTTTAGTCAGCCAAGAACCTTGTACATAAGTATTTCCATTGTGCGAACTACCAAACCGGATATCTTGTGGTGATCCCTCTGCAATTGCCATGTAGTTTTTAGCTGCGGATTGTGCGAATGCCCATTGTGATACTGACAAGCTATTATTAAAATACGTATTTGAGATTAAATCGCCAAGCGTTCTAAAACCCATTGGCAAATCATAGATAACTGGCATATCATTACCAAATTTAGTATAATCCTTAACATTTATACGCATATTGAAAAATACCGTATTTCCTACTCTAAAGATATCTACTTTACTTTCCGTTGCATTGATTGCATCTTTTGCTGCTTGAACTTTATTAGACAAATCCAAAGAAGTTCGTAAATAGCGATAAACTTTGTTTGTTGCCAGTATATCTTCAGTTGATGCAATATCCACTCCTGATATTTTTGGGGTTTTTTTAAAATTCTTTACCCCATCTATTTCTTGATTATTCGATAAATTCACAACATTCGGTGCAAATGCGACTTCTTTCCAATCTGTCCAACTTGAAGGAATTCCACCAAATTGGCGAATAACAACTGTCCGTTCTGTTTGAAATAATTGTCTGACTCCACCTGAATCTTTATTAACAATCAAGCTTCCAGAGTTTGGTAATGGCTTATTTTCTACCCCTGTAGCTGGAATCGAATAAATACCTGGCTCCACAGCATCATTTAAATCTGATATTTTAGAATTTTTCCTTACAAATAAACCATTTTCTGCTTCAGTTTGGTTAATAAATAGATTCTCTGATTCTTTTTTTGTATACGAACTGCCCAATGCTGCGAATTTTTTATTAGATTCTTCTTTAGTATAAGCTCCTACCTGTTCAGAAGTTACCTTATGAGGATTATCAAACTGCTTAATATGACTATCAATGTTTTCATGTGAGATTGCGATTCCATCTTCTACGTGATTCATGCGTTCAGATGTTACAACTGCACCTAACGCTTTATTTTCTTCTTCTGTCTTTAGTTCATCATATGTTTGCCAATGCTGTTTTTCATAAGACATAAAAACACTCCTTAATCATTACTGTCTTTATTAGATAGAACTGCTTTTAAAGCTGCATTTTCATATTCTAACTCTGTTATTTTTTTTAACAATTGATCAATTACTTGTTCTGACGAAATTTCCATTTCTTTTATAGGCATCATATATTCTCCTTTTCTACTATTGAGGTTGGTTAAGTCTAACATCTTCATAATTTTTTCTATATGCAATAATATTCCAAGAAAAAGGTATTTCTGGCTTGTCACTTTTTACAATAAAATAGGTACTCTTTATTTCTTCTACCCAAATTGAACCTTCTCCGTAAGGACTTAACATAACATGGTAGTTTTCATTGTTAGTAAAAATTGTTTCTAAGAAAATAGATTCGATTTCAATTTTTACTTGGCCATCTGATCCAGTTACTGATTTTCCGTAATCTGCAAAATAATATTCTGGAGTTTCATAAGCATTTAATAAACGCTGTCCATAGTTTTCTGTATCAACAAGAGAATTTTTAGAGCCAGTAACACTAAGATTTCCTGTGACACTTGTAGAAGTAGCGGATATACTAATCCTTCCTCCAGATGATCCTAATACTTTAGTATCATTATTCCCTATACTAAAACCACTGCTACTCACATTTAAACTAGGGCTCTTACTGGCTGTAGAAGAATAACCAAAGCTCCCAGGTGCAAAATTCAAACTATGACCACTACCAACAACATAAAAATTATCTAAATTAGCTGTTCCTGACATGTTATTAGTGGCGCCAAAAAATGACAAAAATGCTTTATTAAGCTTTTTATTAAATATCGTAAAAGATCCTTCATCTGAAACTTCTAACCTAACATTTCCTTCTTTTTGATTTATGAGAGTAGTATAGAATTTGAAAATTTCTTTTTGATCACTATTTCTTTTCCAAGTAATTGACCCATTATCTTCTATCATCGTGAAATCTTGTCCTATTGACGTTATTGTAGCACTCTTTATTCTTACTCCTTCAATATTAATTGCAGTCAAAGTACCCGTACTAATTGCGCTAGCATCAAGATTAACTACTCTTATTTTACCAGCATCTAAAGTTCCTACTTTTATTGTTCCAGCATCTACAGAACCTATCATCCCGTGAGTAATAATCGCATCATCAATTTTTGTTTGATCTGTTAACCAAATTTTTGCACCTGTAATTTTAAGCCATTCTTTTCCATCCATTTCTTGACTTAAATTAATTGTTTTCACGATTTCGTCGGAAGGGGTAGAATTTTCAATTTTCTCCTTAATATCTTCATCTAAAGCAGTTGAGGTTTGCATTACCCATTTTCCATCTATATATATCCAAATTTCAGTATCTGGACCATTAGGTTTAAACCACAGGTCCCCTTCTTTCGGATTTTTAGGTTCGTCTGTCCCATCATATACATTATTTTTACCAGCAGCATCAACTCTAGAATATAAATCATCTAGTTGTTGTTGAATAGGTCCTTTGAATTGAGTTGTTTGTGATGAAATAGCTTTAGTGTCGGCTGAACTCGTTCCTTTTAAGCCACCTCTATATTCTAAAGAATAGCTTAGATTAGGACTTTTGAATTTGTTACCTTCTCTATCTGTAAAAGTAATCCAATCTCCAACTTCCAATGCTGGATTACCTCGCCAAGATAAATTGTATGGGTAAAAGTTTAAATTCCTTAATTTCACATACATATCATCTAATAATGTTTGTGTCATAGAATTATTAGATAACTTTATCTGAGCTCCTTTATCGGAACCAGCTTTAAGTAATATAGTTTCACTACTACCTTCTTCATCAGATCTTACTTCACAAGAAATACCGCCAAGCTTGTACATTAATTCGTTCTTTTTTAGGCCTTTCATAAAGTATTCACTTGGCGTTATTTGAAAGCGTGGATCTGTCAGATTTCTTATAGTTAAAAGTCCATCTCTATTAAAATGAGCGTATCCGCATTCAAATTGTGCTATCATTCCAATTGCTTGTCTATAAGTACAGTTTTTAGGAGTTTTTATTCTAACCGTGCTTAATCCATTAAATGACGATAAATCAACTTTAATACCAGCTTTATTAGCAATATCAATTGCAATATTTCTTATTGTTTCCATTTCAGGTAATTCTGACTTGTACATTCCTTCCATATAAACGAAACTGTCTAAAGCTTTAATTGTGGTCTTTTTCTCATTTCTATCAGGATCTGATTCTGTAATATAGAAAGTTCCCATATTAACATATTCATATTCAGTTGGCTTATATCCAACTAATTTAGCTGAACCTATCTTAGCTGAGCCTACTTTTGCCGGTTTAACTGAACTGATATCACTTTCTGCATCATGAATTACAACACCTAATTCAATTACGATTTCGTCCATCTCTTCAAACTCTGTAATTACTGAACAAAATTCTATTTCTAAAGAGTTAGAATACGTAGAGCCAATTTGTAGGCTGTCTCCGACCATTGCACCATAGTCAAGTTTTAAATAATTAACATCATTACCAGTGTATACTTTATTTTTTGCAGTTATACGAGTGACAATATTTCTATCCATGCTTTTTATTTTTTCTAAAAATCTTTCTGAAACTTTTAACATGTATACTCCTTTCTGCCTACTGTTCAATAAAGTTCATTTCTAATCCTTCCCACTTCAATTCTTCAAATTTACCATTCCATGAATAAGAAGGAGCTGTTCTATCACCTACATAAAATGTTTTAACTCTTTGCCTTCCAATCAAGGGGTCTGGGTATTCAACTTGAAAGAAATTACTTTTTACAGCTTGCAAAATGGAAGAGACCTCTGAATCACTCAGAGGCCCCCACTTCATTGTTAATTTAATTTTCTCTGCAATTACATCTCGTACCATTTCTCCGTTAGCATTTCTGCCGCTAGAATCAGCATCAATTGCTTGTATCCCTACTGAATATTCTTTAGGATATCGAACAGTCTGTCCGTTTATTTTTAACATTCCAGACATAGTTTCACCTCTATATTTCAAGTGCATTATAACCAATTTTCCGATTATACTCATTAATTTTAGAAATAGCAATTCGAGCAAATTCTTCTCCGCCTATGTTTATAATTATATCACCATCCCGATTTTGCGAAGCTGATGCACCAAGAGAACTCACTAGGGACATAATTGCATTAACCAAAGAATTCTCTAGTTTAGAAATACCATAACTATTTACATTATTTGGAGAGGAATTGTTAAAATCAGTATTATTTATTGTACTTTGTGACGAATATAATTGGTCAGGCATACGCAGATTTTTAAAGTCTTTAAATTGATTATCTGGATTAAAAGGATTTGCGCCAGCTGGAACAACCATTTCTCCTTTATGAATCATTGCTAATTGGTCCTCAGGTACCCAAGGTGTTCCTTTAGCATAGCCATGTCCATGACCAATAACTTGAAGCATTCCTGTAACTCCGTATCTGTTTTTTGCATAGTTTATTGCTGCCAATGAATTGTCAAATCCATTAAAAATATTTCCATGACCTGGGAATTTATATGCATTGAATGTAGCAGATATTGTTTGTAGTAGCCCTTTTGCAAGGTCTCCTGAAATAGTGTTTACATCAACATATCCACCTTGTACTGCTTTTTCATTTCCTCCAGATTCAGATTGCACTTGCCTTAACCAAGCACCAGTATATGTTTCATTAGAAGGTAATCCATTCATACTTAAAGCCTTTTTAATAACAGGCCTCCATCTTTCAACTCCAGTACCTTTTGGGGATTCGCTACCCTCATCAAAGAATTTTTTAACAAAACCGACTGCGCCTTCAGTCATCTTTGATATTCCACCTTTAGCAATTGACAGTGCGGGTTCAAACACTCCAGATAAATCAGTAAATTTTGATACAGCAGCATCTAATACTTTTTTAGGATTGGTTGCATAGTCCCAAATATTCGAAGCTAAATCTTGAAGATTATCCAGCCACCCACTAGTTCCTTTAGCATAATTTGGTATTTGATTTCCTGGTATAACCTGAGAACCTTTAGGTAAGTTAACTAACAAATTTCTTTGTTTAGGGAATAAACCAGCTCTTCCGTCAGGCAGCATAAACATTTCTTGATAACGGCTGCCAGCAGCATCATTAACCATTGCATACCCTCCTGGATGTCCATTGGTACCTTTTGCATACCTTGGAACTTCCCACGCAGTTAAACGATTACTTGATCCTACTGCTCCTAGTACCCAGTTAATACCATTGATGACTCCGTTTACAGCGCCCCCAATAACACTAACAATTCCATTACCAATCGCTGCTGCTCCTCTTTTCACAGCATTTACACCTCTGCTTAATCCTGAGCCTATTTTTTCACCCATTCCAGATGCCCAAGAAGCTACACTATCAAATGCATTTTTTGCATTTGATTTGATTGTGCTCGAATAACTTCCCATTTTTTCTTTCATATTCGACCATGCACTAACAGCATTATTTTTTGCTGTATTTGCTTTATCAGATACTGTACTTTTTACATTTTCCCAAGTATCAGATGTTCCTCTTTTTATTTCACTCCATTTATCTGAAACATTAGTTTTAATTGTAGATACTTTATCACTAACTGATTTTTTTGTATCTTCCCATTTTTCAGAGCTCCATTTTTTTACACTATCCCAAGCTTCAGATGTAGAACTTTTAATTCCATTCCACTTTTCATTAATCCATTTACCTAATTGTCCTGCTTTTTCTTTTACTGTATCCCAGTTTTTCCAAAGTAACACTCCTGCTGCAATAGCCGCTCCTATCGCTACTGTTATAGGTCCTCCTAAAATACCAACTACTGTACCAATCGCTGTTCCTACTGCAGAAAGCACTCCACTAAGGCCACCAATACTCGAAAGAAAAGTGAAGATTCCAGATAGAACTTCAACAACTTTCACAGCAGCTCCTATTACTTTAATCGCTCCTACAAATGTACCAAAAGCTATAACGAAATTTGAAAAACCTTCTGCGTGTTCTGAAAGCCATTGACCAATTGTAGACAACACGTCACCAAGTGATTTCAATACATCAACTACTATACCACCTGTCCATTCGGCTAGAGGTTTTAATACATTGTTCCAAAAATAATCAAAAGCTGGCTTAAATGCGTCAATGACGCCACTAAGTAAATCAATAACTCCTTTTAACGTATCTAAAAAGGCTGGTATTAAATCTTGAATAGTATAGCTTGCTAAAGGTAATAAGACGTTTTTATAGAACCATTCTAACCCTTCTCCGACCTTGTCAGCTAATGGACGAATGCTTTTCAGTAAATTTTTAACACTACTTAATAACGGCGTAAAATCAAGAGTTTTAGCCCAATCAGCAGTCGCTTTAGTTATACCATTTATGTGACTTAAAATATCATCAATAATTCCAAGAATTATTGAAAAGATTTCTCTTCCAGTATTATTAGATTCCCATGCTTTCTTTAATTGATCAGCAATATTACCTATTGTCTTAAAAATATTAGTATAGATTTCTAATATATTAGCAGCAATTGATTCGCCAGTACCGTCATTCCATGCATCTCTAAAAGCGGTCGCAACACTATGCAAAAGTTCTAAAATAGAGTTCCACATATCAAATATAGATTGTATAAGGGCAGTCCCTCTACCATCGTCTTCCCATGCTCTTCTAAATGCACCTGCTATGTCACCAATAATATTTAATACATCTGCTAATAATATTAGAAGATTTTCAATAAATCGCTGACCTGTCCCGTTAGTCCATACTTCCATAAATGACTTGCCTATAGCTTTTGCCAATCCTATTACTTCTTTTAAAGCATAGTTCCAAGCATCTATTACTTTTTTACCTTGATTATTCCAAGCATCTTGAAATGGTTTGAAAAAATCTTTAAGCAGATTTTTAAAGTTTTTCATCCACGCTGGCGGCTGGTAATCCCCTGTTGCTGCACCAAAATCAGTAGCCGGTTTGTTAGGTTTATCTAAGGAACTATCATCCTCTTTGTCATTATTCAGACTCAATTTATTGATTTCGTCAAACCCCATCAATACTCGTTCTAATTTTTTCACTTTTTCCTTAGTTTTTTCTGCAGCATCTCCAGTATCTTCCAATGCTTGAATATCATCATAAAGTCCACTAGCTCCTGTCTTTGCTGCTTGATAAGTAGTTCCAAAAATAGATGCTATAAAAGCTGCAAATTGGCCTGTTAACGTTGCAAGTGCATTCATTAACGTATTAACTGCTGGCAAAATCGCTGTGTAAATGGGATAAAAAGCAGTCATAAGATTAACTTTGATTTGATTTAAAGAATTAGAAAATTGTTCATTGGTCCTAAAAGCTGCAAACAAATTTTTGGCTAATCCAGATATTGCTCTTCCAATTAATTGATAAACAATTAATGATGGTAACAATCCACGCATCGACTGACCTAGCTGTCCAGTTCGCCGAGACATTCCTTGTGTTCCTCGATTAACTTTATTACTAGTTAAAGAAAATATGCTTCCGAATTTACTTACAAAACCTAGACTATCTTTAAAACCATTGCCTAATCCTCTTGATCCATGAGAAAGAGCATTTTGCATACGATTAAATACTCCACCATATCTTGAAACTGCACGCTCTGATTGTTTCATTCCGGCTCCTGTTTTAGTAGCTCCATCCACAGCATCTCCTGTACGAATTGACGAAGATCCCAACGCCGTATTAATTCGTGCTAAAGCTTTTCTCAATGAATTAGCTCTATCTTCTGTTTTAGCATATTCTTTTTGCAATCTATCATTGTCATTAATTAATTTATTCATTTTGACTGATTGCTTTTGAATAGCTTCTGCCGTTTTGTCTGATGCAGGAGTATCTTTAAACTCTTTAAAACCATTTTGAAAAGTACCTTTCGGAATCCTTTGGTCTTCATACGTACTTTTTAATCCTTTTATTTTCTTTCTCATAGCTTCTATTTGAATTTCGTTCAGTGCCATTTTTTTCACAATGTTATCTAAAGAACTTGGCACCGAGTCAAATTCAGATTTTATCCCTTTGGCTAATCCCTTTGCTTGATCATGAAATTTAGTCATATTTGCTTGCGCTCTTGCGATTTGTTCATCGTATTTAATTGTTTTTCCTGTATCACCTTTTGCAGATGCATCTTGTCTTTGTGATTTTAAATACGCAACCTTCTCTTGTGCTGCTTTTGCTTGACCCATTTTTGCATTAATTTCATTGACCAGAGCGTCAACCTCTTTAGAAACTTTTGGTTTTGCTTTCCTTATACCTGATGCAAAGTTATTTCCAATATTACTTGATGCATCTTTGGTATTTTTAGAAATAGTATTAGTCATATGCTCAACATTTTTAGACAATTCATCCAATTGCTTACTAAACGCTTGTACGCCTTTATCTATATTTAGATTTTTTTCAGTTTTATCCATGCTATCTTTTGAAGTACCTTCAATTTTTTTTAACATAGAATCAAACTTAGGCCAAACTTTCTCCATAGCTGCATCGATTTTTGATAAGTTAACATCTAGCAGAACTTCTAATGTTTCAAGTTCTATCGCCATATTTTTCACCTACCTTTCTTCAATCATCTTTCGTTTCCTAGTTTCTTTAATAGCCTTGGCATTTTTCATTAAAATATCCTGATCTCTATACATTGAGTCTTCTTGAGTGTTGTATTCTTTTATTCCTTGATTAACCACTTGTTCAACGTCTTTCAAAAAAGGATATACTTCTTCAAACTTAGGGAATTTTTTTGGATCATTAAAAGCATAAACTGCTAATTTTTGTTGAGAGTAATCGAACATTGCTTTTTCTCTCAGCTCGTTTTCTTTACACTTTTTGTTGGCTTGAATCTGTACCATAAGCTCATCAAAAGTCATAAGCCAATATTCTGAAGCTGGGATGCCTGCTTCTACAGCTTGTGGATACATAGCCTCTAGAAGCTCACTTAAAGTGCTGTATGTTACAGCATGCTTTCCTCCTCGGTTACTTCCTGATCCAGAGATTCCCCATTTGTCTCTTCTTTCTCCGTTTTTTTCTTTCCGAAAAAACCAGATTCATCTAAGAAATCATTGATTTCTGCAAATAAATCCATTGTAGTTTTGCCTGAATCAATATATTTTTCGAATGCATCAACCATAACCTTATCTGTTACACCACTCGTCTTATTTGCTCCTTGCAAAATGATGAGTAAACTATTTGCAGGTGGTAATTTAAGTTCCCCTTGTTTTTTTACAAATAATCCCATGATACCTTCATCTAATCGCTTTTCAATGTTAAGAATAGATTTCCCATCTAATCGCAATTGAAGTGTTAAGTCACCAAATTCAAACTCTTTTGTTAAAGGCATAGCTACTAAATTATTTTTTGACATTTACATTTCCTCCTAAATAAAAGAGCAGAGAGTTTCTCTGCTCTTTAAATTGTTGTTTATTTTGTTGTTGGAGCAGTGACAGGTGTAAAATCTGGTCCTTTGGATACTACTACAACTAAATTAAAACCAATAGCTTGATTGACTTCTGCCCCATCAAATTTATAATCTGGTTCTCCTGAAAAAGTTACTGTTAATCCATCAGGATAGGTAATCGTGAAATCAAATGATTTGCCAGATTTTACCATAGTATGAATATCATTGAAGTTTGTTCCTTGATAAACGATAGCAAATTCTAAGCTTTCACTATCTTGTAATCCTTTAATATATGCTTTTTTTTCTGAACCCAAGTGAGTCACTTCTACTTTTTCAGGGTCTGTTCCTAATGCTGGAATGGATTTTACTGCTGCGATATCTTTTGAAGTTGCCCCATCTTTGTATGACAACTTAGTGCCTTTTGATAATAGCCCTTCAAATGCTGGTTCTCCAGCAAATAGTTGTAAATCTAATTTTTTCATTGTCGCTACCTCCAAATTTTCATTTTTTATAAACATATTTTGTTACATTGTCAACTACACCAGTTAGTTCAACGATAACTCGATGCATATCAGCTGTGTTTGCATCTTTGCTAGTACCTGTAAATCCTATAGAATTAAACTTCTCTATAACTAATGATGTCAATGCAGTCAAACTAGTATTTCCATATAACTCAATAGTAATCATCCAAGTTGTCTGTAACTCTTTTTTTTGCGAATCGATTTCTTTTGGTTGTGAGCTAGTTCTATATATCGCGGAAGGGAATGAGGTCCAGTTACTTGGATAATCAGTTGCAACTTTCTTAATCTCTTTAACTTGTGTAAGTAATTGATAAACAATAGGTTTCAAGTCAATCTTATTCATAATTCCCTCAGCCTTTCTTTAACATGCTTTATATATATTTCTGAAGCTTGTTCAATCATTTCTTGAAGTGACGGATACAAGAACGGTCTCGAGGGCTGACCTTTAGTTATGAAAAAATCTTGGCCTTGAATCGTAATTTTTGGAATACCATACATAGCTTCTAAGTCTATTGCTACTTTTTCAGCCGGGATAAACCAAGGTTTCTGCGAATAAACAGGCATTATTCCAGTCGGAATGTCTTTAGAACTTGCTTCTCCAATTTGCCCAGTACCAAACTCTCTGTAAATTGCTTGTTCTTTATCTGACCAGACACGGCCGACAAGATGACCACTCGCATCAACTACAACCTCATTTTTTAAACTTCCTGACAGTTCACCACTTCCGTATTTAATGCTGGAAGCCAAGCGTAGTTCTGCAGCTCCCTGAATCAATTCTGTAAGTTCAAAAGTCGCATCCCATGCTGCATCAGATATTAACTCTGTCGCTTTCTTGGTTTTACGTTTAAGGCGGTCTAAGCCTCTAATCTCAACACCCATTACACTCCTCTTTTCTTTAATGTGATATTTAAATGAGAAGAGAAAGGCTGAATTGATTCAATCTCATAATCTGGATCATTTTCTGGTTTAACATATAAACAAATGCCATCTTTTTCATTTCTATTTGGCTTTAACAAATCTCCTTGATATTTACAGAGTTTGATATAAGGTAAATGTTGACCATAAATTGTAGCTGCTACTTGTCCACCCGCAGACTGAATATTCATGTGTAGTTCATTGAACTCACTTGAATAGGTAACAACGTCATTTCCTTCATCATCTTTTTCAAGATGACGTTTTTTCAAGTAGGCAACAACCAAATTACGTTTTCTTAGACGCATAGTATTTCACAACCTTTCCTATGCGATAGTTATTCAATCCAGATTTTAGCTTTTCAGGAATATCTGTAATAAAACTTTGAGAGACACCACCCTCTGAGCGTGAAGTCTCTCCCTCGTTCCCTTCTTGATTCCAAGTGATTATTACTAGTTGACGAGCGTAATAGTATAGCTTGTCTATCATTTTTTCTCTATTGGTATAATCAAGAACTAAAACAATAGCATCCTCTAACATTCCTTTGATTTTTTCAGATTCAATCTCATCAATTCCAAGTCGAACAACAAGTGCTTTTGTGTGCTTGATTACTTCTTCTTTATCCATAAAGATTACCCCTTTATTCGCCCGTTCCTCCACCAGGAATAACAGTTTTAGGAACCCAAAGTTTATGCTTAAATTGAACAATACGAACATTTTTAGACTCATAAACACGTTCCCAGTTTCCTCCTGTAGCTAATTCTGCATTCGTAGGTGATGAACCCGTAACAGTTTTATTTGTAAATTTCACTCCGCGTGGATGCAATAAGAAGTGTTGACGGTTAACTAAAATATCATCTCCAGCCAATGCATCCCGGTCTGTTTCTGTAGGAACAGGAGCTGCCCCATTACCTAAACCAATAGCACCTTGCCCGAAAATATAGGATGTAAAAACATCTCCAGATACTGGCATTCCGTCATCAACAATTACACGTTTTCCCATGTAAGTAGGAATCTTCGTGTTGTTAGAATCTAATAAGAATTCAATCAAGTTTTGCTTACGTAAGTTCGCATAAACAGATGAATGGACTGCGATCGCAGTTAGTTTTTCTTCGGCATCACCTAGTTTATAAGATGCATCTAAGAATGTTTCGCCAGTAAACGCTGAATCATTACCAGTTTCGGCTGAAATATCTAAACTATTTTCATTCATCTTAGTAGAAGCTGCTCCAAACACACCTTTTAAGACGCTTAACAAAGTAGCTTGTTGACGACGTGCCCAATAAGCAGCGACCAAATCACCGATCGCACGCATAGGATCATCCCCAGATAGAGCCTTAGATAAATCATTTACTTTCCATGCTTTACCTCGCATTAAAAGAGCAGCGACATCTTGACTAGCAGTAATTTTATCTGTCTCTAAAGAATCTGTATCAGATAACACTTCATCTTCACCAGTTAAGTCTTGCCAAAACGGCATGTTAATCAGCTTACCACCAGCAGTTGCTAACGCATCTAGTTCTGGGTCTTTCACAACAATACCTGACTGATACAATGCTGATAATTCAGCTGTACGTTCAATAACATAACTATTGAATACCTCAGGTACGATGACATCTTCGATCTTCGTTTTCGCTGCAAATATTTGCAAATTCATTTTAATTAAACTTTTTTCCATTTTTTCTCCTACTTTCTATTTATTAACTAATGCTTGTAAAGCTTTAGCTTTTTCTGGGTCTTCTCGTAGCAATCTTCCTTGTTCTGTAAGGTTTAAAGTTTCAGGCGCAAAAGGGTTTGTGTCAGGAATAGATGCATTCGATCCTAGCGGTGAATCAACCGAACTCAACAGTGCCTGGTCAACAGCAATTTTTAACGCTTCGTCCCAAGCCTTTTTAAACGTTTTGACATCTTCTAAAATTTCTTCTGCTGTATCACCTTTAATACGCGACGCTAATTCTTTGCTAATTCCGATTGACTGCAACTGGTTACCTTTTTCTACAAATAATTGTTCCTGTCTAAATGCTTCTTTTTCCTTTTCGAAATCTGACTTCTCTTTGTTGAGTAATTCTTTTTGTCGTTCTTCCTCACTAAGTTTTGCTAAACGAGCAGCTTCATTTTTTTCTTCTTCGAGCTCTTTCTGCCAACGTGACTTTTTGCTTTTGACAATAGAATCAACTTCTTTGTCATCTTTAAAACCAAATTTTTCTTTAATTGCTGTAATTTCTTCATCGCTCAACTCATCTACATTCAACTTTTTGGATGTTTCAGAACCGTCTGGAATATCTGTTTCATCTTTTTCAGCAAAGAATTGTAGATTTAATAGCAACAGTTTTTTTTGTTCCATAGTTAGTACTCCTTCCATATCTTTTAAAGTGAATAAATGCTTGCACTTCCGGAGCTTTTAACGTCATCACGCTTGGACATAATAAAAAGCCCAGCAGTTGCTAAGCTTTCGTTTCTATCAGTTTATAACCTGAGGTTCAATTCTCTAAAATCCAAATAAATCACAACCCTAATATCTTTTTCTTTTGCAAGGCTATCTTTTCTTCTGGATACTTTTCTTTAAGCTTATCCATCCATTCATTATAAGTAGTTGCACCTCTGATAGGCATTGTATCGCCACTGATCGGATCTATAGCTTCCCTAGGAAGGTTCAATATTCGTTTACTATAGATAATGGCAATTGTTCTACACCAGGGATGGAATGGAGGATATGTTCCGTTAGCCCCATTAACAACCGCTTTGGAAACTAAATAGACTTTATGATCTTTATTTTTACAGATTTTAGAAGTTTTCAAATCTAAAACTGCGACAAGCATATAGTATTTTATGCCTCTATTTTGCCATGCTTTAAGTTTCGCTTGATTTGACATATAATTCGCTTCTGTACGAATCAAACGCCTTGCAACACCAATAGATCGGTCAAACTCTCTAGCTATCGTCTTAGCCATTTCAAACTCTGACATTCCTGTCATTGACTCAACTGTGAACAACGCTTCTAGCCTTGTTGCTAAAGCTTCAGTATCACTCCACAAGCGTTTAGAATAATTTGATCCATGCCAATGACTATCAAGGATGTTCTTTGTGTATCTAGTCGATAACTCTTTAAACTGATAACCTTTTTTATTCCATACTTCAATTACAAGGCCGTTCTTAGCATTTTCTTTAGCTTGTCGAATAACTGATTCAGCAGTTGCTTCACGATAGGATTCATGAATAACATCGATATAGAACTCTGTTTGCTTTTCTAGTTGTACATTAGCAATTTGTTTAGAAACTAAAAAAGACTTGGCTTTTAAGTCCTCAGCTTTAGTTATTCGTTTTTTAAATGCTAAACTGGTTAATTTTTTCTTGGCTTCCTTTTGTAGAGTAGTATTACTTATTTGTTCAGACAAGACCTTTAACTTTACAAGTTCCGAAGGGGATACAGTTTCGTTCAGCAATCTCCTTGCTTCTTTTTCATCTAACCCTGTACGCTTTTTTGACCTATCAAAGAGCTTTCGGGTTTGTTTAGTCAAGTAGTATTGTGCTTGACGATAGGCTATTATTAATTTATCCTCTAGCGCTTTTGCCCCATCATTAATTCTTTTTTCCGCTTTAATATTTCGTAATTGCCAGTATGTTTGTTCGTCCTGTTTCTTTTTTTTAGCCATTTAATTAGCTCCTGATTTTTCATCACGATTAACTATTTCTATATGATTTGGATATTCTTTTGCTATTTCGCATAAGTTTTCATAAAGAACAGTCACTATATACTGAGAATCTTTGATAATACCTAACTGAATAGATCCATCAACATCAATCGTTGCGGCATGTTGCTTTATCAATACATTAGTCACAGCTATATATAGAGCTGATACACCAGCACAAATAATATCTTGTCCTTTTGGGGCAAAGTTTGCATGTCCTGAAATGGAATAACTTACATACTGATTATCTTCCTTTTTAAATATTGCTGTAATCATCGTAATTATCCTCCTCAGAACCTTTATCTAAATCGCTATGGCTATCTTTAGCTTGTACACCTAACGCTTTCTGATTGAGCTCAATAGCTTTCTCTTTTTCAGTATTAAGCTGTTTTAGAACCTCATCAACATCGTCTATATCAGGCAACCATCCCAAAAGAACTTTAAGGGGCAAGATGCCAGCTTGATAAGCGCTAACGATTTGATTTATAATATCGCTAGTATTGACAGGTAAATTAGGCTTAAGCTTGATTTTTGTTCCTTGAGCATCAATAGAATTATCTTTAACTTTTAGAATGGTTTCAAATAGTTCCAATCGTTTCCTCAAACCTTTAATCATGTATCTTGATTTAACAGACATGAGTTGTAGCAAGCCAAACAATTTGTATTTCATCGCTTCTCCACTAACATTACCTGAAAACTTTTCATCATTCATATCTGGCACATACGTAATCTTATGAATATCATCTAGAATTGCTGATCTTAAAAGATTCACTCCGTCTTCATTTAATTCTTTAGTAAGATAACCAGCATCTACTTCACTTGGCAACGCACCTGTTTGAAGCATTTTTTCTTTTGCTAACTTTTCACCATCTCCATCTTCCAACATAAACCCTCTTATGAATAAAATTGCGTCAACAAAAGCTTCTTTATCATTTAATCGATCAGATTGCAGTAGATTGTAAGCGTCAATTAATGATATAGCTTGTTCAAAATCTCCTTGCTTCTCTTCGTTGTTTCGGTATTCAATCACCGGAACTGCTTTAAAATAATGTGGTTTAGCATTTATAAACAAGTACTCACCAGATCCTCTTGATTTAGCATGATAGGTTATCACTCTGTTGTCGTTATAATACTTAATTACATAATGATCTATCCCCCCTTGAAGTGTTAACACTGGCTGATAATGAACGGCAAATAAAGGATTTTTGTCTACTGTATCGTCTGTCACTAAAAAGATACCTCTTGGATCAATACATTTGATTTCTAGCTGTGTGGCATCATTATCCTTAGTCTTTTTCAAATACACAAGCTCATATCCAACGCCAAATGTAGACAAATCTTTCTCTAGTTCAGTATCGTGAGAGACTATATCTACCCGATCGTAAGCTTCTAAAATAGGACCAATATTTTTATCTGACTCTGCAACATATGAAATTGGATTACCTACCATAAAGCCTACATTCATATCAACAACATATTTTGCATGATTGATTAGAACTTTATTATTAGGTGCTCCTTCATTTTCTTTTGTTCGTTTTAAAATATCATGTTTACCATCATAATAATCTGATAGTTTTTGTAATCTTAATAACTCTTCCACATGTTTGTTGATACAAAAATTAAGAAGTTCAGCTGAAGGTTTATTCAAATCGCCAGCTATCTGTCTATTAACTACTATTGACACAATATCACCTCTCTTAAAATCCAAATTTAACTTTATTCGTAATGCTTACTTTTATATTTCTCATATCATCGCTAAATGCATATCGCGTAGCATCGATTGTGTGATTATCTTTATCTTCTAATCTTGGCTTAGGATTGCCATCTTTATCAGTTTGATAATCAATGTTTTCAAATTCATGTGCTATGTTTGGTGTTCTCAAAGGGTCTATACAAATGAAGTCTAGATCGTCAAGCCATCCTTCCCCGTATTCAACTGAATCAGGTCCCTTTTTCACTCCATATAGTTTCTTTATGGAATGCTCATTAATAAGCTCAGCTATCGATTTTGGTTCAGCCGAATCTGCACCAATCCTATCAGCTTCATATCCTTTTGCTTTTACTTTTTTAGCTAATTCCCTATTACTAATTTTCACACCATATATCTCATCAATAGCATAGATACCATTTTTCTTTTTATCATAATGCCATCGAACGAACGCTAACGGATCAGTTGCATAGCCGAAGTCAAGACCGTTTCTGATATTATCAAAGTTAGTTACCATTTCATCAGTTATACAACCTTTTATTACTCGTAAATTATCAAACGGAACAACTCCTGAACCAATAGCTTTGCCGTCATACTCCCACTCAGCACGTTTCGGATTCTTAGCTCTCGTGGCATTAACTTCTTCAATAAATGCTTGAGCTATGAATGGATTATCCTTATATGTTGAATGATGAACAAAAGTATTCTCAGGTTGGAAGCTAGATTCATATTTCTTATTAACCCATGATTGTCGTCGCTTAGGAGGATTGTACGAATAAAAAAATTTATAAAAAAGACCATCTGCTAATTCACCACGTAGCAATGAGTTAGTTATGGTTTTTACATCATCTTCAGTTTTAAACTCGGCTAATTCCTCAATCCAAGCTATAGCAAATGGAAATCTTGAATCCTTTAATGACTTAATCCTTTCTGGGTTCTGTGCGCCACGAAAAACAATATAATTACCCCTAGGCTTATAGGTGATTTTCATAGGACTTTTATTTACTTTAAAATACTTAGACACACCTTGCTCTTCAATGGCCCACTTAATCTGTTCAAAAATAGATAGCTCAATCGTATTATCAACATATCTAATGGCCACAGCATTTACAGGATATCTCATAATCAATTGAACGATTATGTGTGCTATGCCAGATGATTTACCTGACCCACGGCCACCTTTTTCAACAACATGTAATATATTTGAGTTTAATGCTACCCTCCAAGTAGTATGAAATGCTTTAGGAAGAAATTCAGATAATTTTTTACTCATATTCATCACCTGATATATCATCGATGAAAACCGGCATATCCATGTCTCCATTTGTAACATCTAAACTAGCTTTAACTTTTTCAGTTTGAACCTTCAATAGTAGTAATTTAGCATCACTTGCTAACAAAGCATTCTGTTGCTTAATAGCCTTTGTTAACTGATTGCTAATTCTTGTCAACGCATCTTCAATAGCCAGGATGTCATCTAACTTTCTAAATGTTTTACGAGTGACTTGTACATCTTTTAAAACTTCTCTCTTAACAGTAACCATTTTCCCATCAATTACCGACGGCTCTTTGACTTTCCGAAGCTGCTGCAAACGTTCAACTTCTTCATCGTTTAAGCCAACCTCTGCATCTTTGATGCGCTTAAGCATTCTGTATTGACGAATTTTCAGGATTCTTATTTCTTCTTCCAAAACAAAAAAAGGATCATCATTCACAGTAGAATAGATGTCCTTTTCTTCATCTGATAGCAAGTCAGCAAATATAGTTTCAAATTCACCAGTCTTCACAGCGTTTTTATTTTGTTTTGGGGCAGATGCGTTCTTGTTGCCTTTGTTACCTATAGCATTTTTGTTCCCAGGCGGCGCTCCACCTTTATTGGTAACGTTACTTTTTGAATTGGTAACATTACCTTTCAATTCAGCACTCCATTTATCAATCGATTTCCATTTTCTAATTTGAGAATCTGAAACATTTAACTCAGAAGCAATTTCCTTTAATTGCTTCTCTCCGTTGGATTCTAGCCAAATCTTTTTGGCTTTGTCACGTCTTGGATCACGTTTCCTTGCCATCCATTAACACCACCTCGCTTTTCATTTAAATGGTTGAGTTTAGTTTTATAATTTATGCAACGTCTTTTTTTGCTTGTTTCCATTCATTTTCTAGATGATTTCTAATTTCTTTAACAATATTACTTTGAAGAAGATTCGTATCAAACTCACTTTCTGATATATACGACGGGTTTAACCCCTCATTATCCTTTTCATACTGAATTATCTCTGTTATTTTTTTCTGAAAATCATCCATATATCCAATCACTTCTCGATATTTATTATCATCAGAAAAATATAATAATAAATTAAAATACAATTCATATAAATTATCTCTAACTTCGATAAATTCATCAATCAACTTTTTGTATTCTTCATCGTTGTTATCAATTGATTTTAGTAGAAAATAGCAAATAGCATTAATTTTAGATGCCTCTGCTACATAATCCCCAGATAATTTTCTTACATCTTTCATCCAAGAAAGTCTGTGAGCTACTATGACATTCGCATTTAACATTTTTTTATTCTGTTTTATCTGTAAATATAAACTCACCATACTAATTAGTGCCGGAATTAGTGCCGGAATTATATAATTCCAATCAAATTTCATTTCACATCTCCTCAAGATATATTTATAAATAAATTACTGCCCCTCTTTAGCTTTATCCCATTCTATTTTTAAATATGCGCTTATATAATCTCTAATTTCTACAATATTTTCAGAGTTTTCATCCAGTTTTTTTAAAACTTCATTTTTTTCTCCATATGATTCACTAGCATTAATCTCTTTCAAAAAGCTAATTGAACTTGTGAATAATTCTCTAATTTGTTTATGTTCATCACTATCAGCAAAAAGTAAAAAAATTTGTTCTGATATTGATATGCTATTACTTACCGATTCATTCAATTCTTTTTTTAATCTAGTGATTTCATCCTTGTTTTTTTCTACCAGAACAGCATATCTTTGAGCATTGTTTGACTTTTCATCCTCTTTAAGTCCTGACTGTATACGTAACCCGTTAAGATTACCTGTCTTTGAATTTTCTTCCTTAGAAATTCTCTCTATAATTACTGTTATTTTATAATAGTTTGAAATATATTCACTCACTAAACCTCTTACCAGAGCAATCCATTCTATTCTTGCCTTTGCCTTTAAATTAGCATCTATTTGTTGTTTTGCTATTTTCTTTTGAGTGCTTACATTGATGAAAACTCCTACAAATGTTAAGCATGCTGCAACAAAGCTGACTAGCGCTGCTATACTTGACCACTGAAAGGTTCCGTCTTTAGCAAAAAATATATTTCCTCCAGTTATACCTAAAACATTTAGACTCGTATAATAATTTATCGTTTTAGCAAATAACCAATAATAAAACATCTGTAAACATATCATATAATTTTAGCCTCCATTTTAATATCTCTTTATATTATTGAACATAAAAAAATATATTTCAATGGATATTTGCAAGTCTACAAACAAACACTCGCAAACCTATAGAAAAAAAGAGAAGGCTCTTCACCTCCCCTCTAAGAGAACGTATCAGTTTGCGAGTGATAGTGTGATCAGTGTTAGCAACGAGATAATATTTATTTTTGATTTCCTTATACTTCTCACACTACTAATTTACCATATTGACTACAGTTAAAATTCCCAACAAATTCCCATTACAATCCTAATTCTTCTGCGACTCTTTCAAAAAAAGCGTTTCTTAATCGATAGGCTGTGTTTTTACTGATAAATAACTGTTGAGCTACCCCTAATAAAGTGAGTGTTGGCCTGTTTTTTAAGTAAAGCTCTTCAATGATTACCTGCGTCTGTTCATCCGATTCTGCTAGGCAACTTTGGATAATATTGCGGTTCCTTTCCAAATTCCACAATCGACGATCTGTAGCTATAGTAATAGCTAACCGTTCAGTAGTAGCCGAATTAGTCCCTTTGCCTTGAATATCGCCATTGATATCAGTTTCTTTATATGGATGTCGTAGTTCTAACTCTCGTTGCCGAATATAGTCATCGGTTTTATAATAGTCTCCTAAAATATCTTTGATATAGTTAAATGTTGACGTCCGCAACTAATCATCATCTCCTAAAATTAATTTAAGTTGTCTATCATGCAGATAGTCCATTGTTGCGATTAATTCTGCTGTATATGTTTCTATATCTAGCGTGTCCATGTATCTAGGCTCAATTAATTCTTTTTGTTGATGAATTGCGTTTCTGATATCGTAACCAATTTTTTTCAATGCGTATGAGTATGTTTTTCTGTACTTATCTTGTAAAAAATCTTCTGCTTTTTCACTTAGTGATTTCATTTCTGCACCTCAATCGTGATCGGTCTTCCATACTTTAAAATTTCCCAAGTGCCATCTTTCATATTGGTTTTATTCATATGATTTCTTTCATCACGAGCAATCGTATAATCGAAAAATAAATCGGCTTGCTCTGATCCATGCAGGTACTCAACATAAACGCCGTCTACTTGACGGCCAAGTATATATAATTCTGGATAACTTAGCATTGTTGTTCTCCTTCAAGAGATATAGTCGCACCAGTGATTTTTAAGCCAATTAGTTTACTTAAAACTATAATTGCTTCATCAACCAGCAATCCATCTCGTTGAATGGAACTGCCACATGTAAAGCGGTCCATTCTTACAATTTCATCCACCGTTACAGGATATGGAATAGTAACGTCTACATTTTTGGCAATTTGTTCTATGGCTTGAACATGAGCGTTATTCGCTGCTAAAATATACTGACCTGTTCTAGCGGATTCTTTAACTAGCTCTGTCGTCTTCCCAGTTCCTCGACCTTTAGCTATAATTTCCATCTATTTAACCTCCTCACTTAATCCCTAACACTACATATCCATCTTGTTGGGCGTAATCTGTAATGTACGTTATTTCTGCAACATGGACATCACCTGTATATTGTCCCTCTTGATATTCGTTTAAGCGTAAGATGTCGCCTTTTTTATAGTTACGGTCATTCTTACGTATTTCAAAACGCTTATCTCCTGAAACAACCGCTTCAAAGTATTCTGGTAAAATTTTAAGCTCGTGAATGGCTGGCTCTTTCTCGACTTCGTAGCCAAACAACTTCATTCTTATCAATGTTTCAATTGGATAATTCGTGGTATCGACAAGCCAATCTTGAAAATCACTTCTCTCACTTCTATTTGTATTAAAAGCATTTATTAAAACACCACCAAGTTCCCAATCTAACTCTTCAAAATTATCTTCGAACCAATACGCCACAAACTTTGGAACAACGATTTTTTTGGGTCGTCTAGTTGTTTTGCTAAATTAATTGCTCTTTCGTTGGCATAGTCAGCACCTCTCAAATAATCAAGGCTGTCTGTAGAAACTTCTATGCATTCTAACTCTTCAATCAATTCTTGTTTATTCATCGCTGTCCCTCCTATGGATATACATTTATTGCTTTGCCATGACAAGTAGAATCACATGCTTGATAAGTTAATTGCCACTTGTCGTTCATATCAATTTTTTTACCGCATTCTACACACCTGACATTCCCATCTTCGCTATATCCGTTTTTAATTAGCCACTTTTTGAATTGCTTATTTTTTTGGCGTTTATTCAACAAGATTCCTCCACTTCGTTAAATCCGCAAACTAATGAGTTCATGTTCCAAATGCCGCCGCCTTCAAGTGCAACTTTTCTTTTGTCTTTATCAGGAAATTCAAGAATTAACCCATTCACTAATACTGTTTTTACTACTAAAAATTTGTCTGTGTATTGTGGAACTCCTTCACCGATATACTTTACTTTGTCTCCTGGTTGAATGCTCATACTCATTCCGATACCTCCTAAAGCAAACCGCTGTCAATCAGCAATACTTCGCCGTCTTCTTCAAGATTTTCTAATTGATTGAAAGCTTCTTCTGCGCCAGTCTTGTCACCCTCTTCAGTATGACTTTTAGCAAGCATTTTGAACGCTTCGTATTTATCAATTGTTTTCATATCATCGAAAAATTCTTTTTCGTCTTCTACTTCGCAAACAATATCCTTGTATAGTTCTAAACATTGTTTTTCATCTTCAGCAGCGATTAATGCAAAATAAGGTTCTTTCATTTCATAAAATTTCATTTGTTTTTCCTCCTCTAAAATAGCTAGAATTTTTTTTGCTTTTTCTTTATCAGATGTATAAAACAAGCTATGCTCTTTACCATCAATACCTTTAAATTGGACTGTCTTTTTTTTATTTACATAAAACCAATCTGCCACCGACTGAATAGCCTCACCTGTAATTATTCGACGATATCTTGTGTCCATCAAGCCGTCTTTGACTCTACCAACATAAATATCTCCACTTACTATCGCTGTTACTAAATGTAATTTTTCATAAGCCATTTGTTATTCCTCCAACCTAAAAAGTTAATGATAAAATGAATGCACTATTTCTTGACAACCGTTTAAAAACTCTTCTAATTGATTGTATTCAGAATCTGACCAATCTTCAGTAAAATCATTAATATCTGTAGAAGTCGTTCCATAACCAGTATCTCTAGTTTCTACATGATTCGTGGTTCCTTCACGTTCTACTTCAAAGGTAATTGTCGAAGAATCAAAATCATGTACAAAATTTTTAATATAAATCATTCGCTTTCTCTCCTTCTTCAAAATAATCCACAAGTAACTCTCTAATTCTTTCTTCTTACAGACAAATATTTTCATCATGATAATAATCGCTAAACTTGAAAACCATTTTTTACCTCCCTGTCATCATCAATAACAAACGCATTGCCTACACTATTCTCTAACAGTCTTCTCATCTGTTCAGCTTCTTCACTAGTAAATGCTTTTGCATCCTCTTTAGGTCCAAAACTGCAATAATTTCCAACAAATTTTTTTACATAGTTTTTATTTTCTTCTTTTCCAGATAAAATATAGATCAATTTCATAATTAATTAACCTCCAAAGGTTCCTTTTTCTGTTCCGAATAACTCATGAAATTTTCCATGTGTATCGTATCCACATTTTCTACAATAACCTGCTTGTTCAATGTCTATTGAGCTTCGCTGTGGCTCTATTGGTGCACAATATATCTCGAAGTCATGATCACATTCTTCTTGCAATTGTTCTCTAAACTTAGGAATCATCTTCTTCACTCGCTTTCTAAACAGAAACTTATATCGCAATCACAGCTAGATGCTGAAAGACTAGGTCATGGCACACTATCCGGCATGCTCGCTAGCTGCCCTCTATATTTTTATATCTTGGAACCGCCTATTCAAAGATATAAAAGTAGAAGCTGAGCTGAGTTATTTGCTTGATGTTTCGGTGGTAAGAGAAGAAACCCCTCACCTCCTTCTATAATTTATTTTTTCGAAGGCATCTTTCAGCATCTAGTTGTGATTGCGATATGTTTTTATCTGTATTGTTTGTAAATATATTTTTTTGCTTCTTTTGTTCGTTTTTCATAAGGTACAGCAGGACAATATATATTGTTTATCTTTAAAAATTTACTAAGTGATTTTTCATCTATATTGAGAGTTTTTGCTATTTGTGGTCTATAATAACCTTTCTTAATCAATTCAAGTATCTCTTCTTTTCTTGGCGTTATTGGTCGTATCAAAGTCAAACCGAGAAATGCTCTTCTAGATTTAACTGCTTCAGTAGTTCTATTTAATGCTAACGCTAAATCATTTGTTGATATGGACCTGTAGTTTCTACGTAGAAAATCATCTTCTTTTTTAGACCAACGACGCTTTAAATAACGCACTTCTGGGTCTTTTTTTCTCAATTCTGTTAGCCTCATACAAACAGCACCAAAGCTTCTACCTAAAAAATCAGCAGCTTCTTCTACTAAAGTGTTGCCTTCAAAAACAAAATATTCTAAATAAATGTCGTCATCTTCTGTCCATTTTTTAGCCATGTATTGATTCACCTCGTTTAAGCTAACTGCATTAATGCGCCCATCATTTTTTCATCGTCTTTTCTTTGTAACTCGTCCAATACGTGTGCATAAGTTTCTTGTGTAACACCTATATTCGCATGACCAAGACGAGCAGAAATACTATGAATCGATACTCCAGCAGCAAGCAATACACTTGCATGCGTGTGACGTAATCCATGTAAACTGATAGGTGTTATTCCTAAGTGTTTGCATTCGCTAACTAGAAAATGGTTGTAAGTTGAATTGAATTGTCTTTTATAAGAACCATCTTCAAATTTTTCAACGAAAATCGGTTCATTTGCTGGCAAATCTTTAATCACTAGTTGAAACTGACCAACAATTTGAAAATCTATGCTGATTGTTCGTTCTGAACTCGTTGTTTTCGTACTCTTAAAACCGCCTTGGGTGCTTTTGTAGTTCCATGTCTTGTTTACTCTTAGTGTGCGAGCCGACCAATCAAAATCCGCTGGCGTTAAAGCTAATGCTTCGGCGTAACGCAGACCCGTTTTTGCTATAATTAAAATAAACCAGTCAATACTAATTTCGGGACTTAAGTCCAATGAACTTATAAGCTTTCTTAGTTCTTCTTTCTGTAGAAATTTTTTCTTTTTCTTTCGAACTGGTGGACGTCCTTTTATTACTGCTTTATACGTTGGATCTCTTTCTATCAACCCATCATGGAAAATGTCTTGGATGCATGATTTCACTTGATGGTGGAAGTCCATTGTTGTTTGTCGCTCGTGTGTTTTTGCGTACTCGTTCAACACATTCTGATAGGCACGTCTGTCTAAATCCTTTATTTTTAACGACGGTATTGTTTGTAAAATAAAATCTAACGCATAGTAATACTTATTGACTGATATTTCTGCAATTGCTCCTTCTTTATAAGTTGCAATCCATTCAGCAAAATAACTGGCAAAGGTTCTCTCTGTTTGTTTTGAATTTTTAGCCATTTCCGAACACCTCTTTTGTTGCTTGAATTAACACTCCTGATTCATCAGTATCAACGACTAACTCATCTAGCATTGAGACAAGTTCTTTTTCTGCTTTAGCTAGCTCTTCATTCGTTTTTCTTATATCTGCTAATAACTCGAATGGATTGATTGGCTCTTCTTCTTCGAATGTGTCTACAAATCTTGGTATATTCAAGTTAAAGTCATTTTCTGTTATTTCATCATAGCTAGCTAAATGAGCATATTTCTCGATGTCTTTTCGTTCTTTATATGTGTGAATAATTTTATTGATGTGATCGTCTGATAAAGAGTTTTGATTTTTTCCTTTATCAAATTCTTTGCTAGAATCAATAAACATGACATCACGTGTTTGTCTATTTTTCTTTAAAACAATTATTACCGTTGGTATTGACGTGCCAAAGAATAAGTTAGCAGGCAATCCAATAACTGCATCAATACTGCCATCTTCTAATAATTTTTTACGAATAACACCTTCAGCGGCACCACGGAAAAGAACACCGTGCGGCAAGACAACTGCCATTGTCCCCGAATCTTTTAAACGATAAAAACCATGTAGCAAGAATGCAAAATCTGCTTTTGTTTTTGGTGCTAACTTTTCGTAATGACTAAACCTTGGATCATCGAGCAACGTTGGACTAGCATCCCATTTTGCTGAGTAGGGCGGATTCGAAATCACAGCATCTACCTTTTCAATTGCTAATTCTTCGTTTATTTCTGTTAATTCGTAATCTGAAATTTTATATACTTTTTTTGTCACGCCACTTAGGCTATCACCGTGAATCACTTGAGCTTTCATCCCCCTAATCATTAAATTAAATAGTAAGAATGGTACTGCTCTATCTGATAGCTCTTCGCAAAGATACTCGTTATTTGTTGGTTGTCCATCGTTCCACCATTTTTTTATCGTTAATCCGCCAGTACCTGCTGCGACATCTAACGTTGACTCTGAATGGCCTAAAATCAGTGACAACACTTTTCCAACTGAGTTTGGCGTGAAGTCTTGTTTCTTTTGCTTTCGATCAGCATGTTCTTCTTGAAAATATTCGTGAAACCAATCGAAGCTTAAATCTGTTTCGATGGCTAGAAATTTTTCAAACAGTTTTCTAACAGCATCTTTATTTTTCAATATATTCATGAGCGCTTCTGGCGCTTTGTAGGCATCGTCAACACCTAATAGTTCATTTATTTTTTGTGTTGTTAGTTCCATAATTTCAAAGGAGTAAAGAATTCTTTGTGGTCGACCAAACCTCCACTCCTTTCTATAAATTCACTGGCTCTTTTTTATAACCAGCATCAATCAAAATTCCCTCGATCACATAAAGGTCCGTTTTCTGCTTTAAACTAGCCTTAAATTTCTTGGCAATATTTCTAGCTGTTTCTAAAGAAACGACTTCATATGTTTTAGCCAGTGCATCCGCAATAATAGCGGATGTTGGCGTGTAATAAATCTCCAGCAAAATGAACACTCACTTTCATTTCATAAATCTAATTTAAATGTTCAGCTTTATATTCCCAGAATTTGTTTCTAGGCATTCCTAACGCTTCTATGATTGCATTCACTGAATAACCAACCCACTGCAAATACAAATATTCTTGAATGGTGAACTTGTCTTTATCAATTGAATTGATTGGTTTAGATTTATCCATTGTTTGCTCACCAATATCCTTACCAAGCATTTTAATTTGACGATAGACCATGCTTTTGGGATGTCTATACCAATCCGGATTTTCATTCATTAGCTTGAGCATTTCTTTTCGCTTTTGCTTTTTTTCAGCTTGAATACGTGCTATATCTTCAAAAATTACACTGTTCATTTTTTAACCTCCTAAAAAGGCAGATCATCATCGCTAATGTCGATTGAATTACCTGCGCCTGCGAACGGATCTACATCTCCACCAAACGACATTTGTTGGCCGCTATTTTGCTGATTTAAGCCTTTGTTTTGATTCGTGGCATAATTACTCTCGAAATTATTTTGAATGCCTGTAACGCTATTCTGCGAACTCTGAATACTATTTCTATTCTCATTGGTGCTTTTTGACTCTAATAATCGGAAACTTTCGCAAACAACTTCAGTCACATAGACACGTTGGCCTTGTTGGTTGTCATAATTACGAGTTTGAATTCTTCCAACAACTCCTAATAATGTTCCTTTGCGAGCATAATTAGCCATTGTTTCAGCAGGCTTACGCCAAATTACACAGTTGATAAAATCCGCTTCTCGTTCGCCGTTTTGGTTTGTAAAGTTACGGTTCACAGCAATAGTAAAGCTTCCAACTGCAGAACCACTTGCGGTGTAGCGTAAATCTATCTCTTTCGTTAAACGTCCAACTAACACAACTTGGTTTATCATATTGTCACTCTCCTAATAATTCTTGTTTTTGTCGTTCTAATTCAGCTAATTCTTCAGCTGATAAAGGCACATCTTCTTGCATTCCAGTCCAATTTGGTAACTGCTCTTGTCTCACTTGCGCCTTAGAATACGTAGGCTGTTTATTTGTTTGAGATAAATCATATTCATCGTTATAACGATCATCACGGATCCAACGAAATAATTCTTGTGGATGGTACCAATCGTTTAATTTAATATACGCAAGATAGTCTTTATATCCTTTTTTAAACGACTCTAAATCTTCTTCCGTCTTGAACTTCTTTAAAAATTGTTCTCTAGCTTTTTTCTTGTTGGTTTTCTTTGGATAAGTTTTCCAAACTTTTTCGAATAATTCAGGCATAGTTGAGCTCGGCTCAACACTATTCTTTTTATTCTTTGTATTATTCTCTGTATTATTAAGTAATGTATTATTATCTTTGGCGTTTTCGCCTATACCCCTATAGTTATTTTCACCTATACCCTCTAGTTGTTTTCGCCTATACCTATCGGTAATTTTAACTACACGTCTCTCTATTGATTTTGTCCCTGATTTGTACTGATAGCTTACGTCAATGTAGCCTTTTTCTTTTAATCCAGATATAAGTTTAGAAACCCTATCTTTACTAAGACCAAAGAAATTTGAAAAGTATTCATTGCTAGCAAAACAGCCATTTTCATTGTCTAAACTATCAATCTCAACTATCAAAAATTTTTCTATCCAGCTTAATTCATCATCAAGCCAAACGTTTTTAGGGATCCAAATACCTTTAAACGCTCTCTCCATTTGTTATCCCCCTATGTTTAATTTTTTACGTTCATCCGTATTCAATTTCACTGGTTTAATTTGATACTTATTCAAAAAGTTCTTAGTACCTATTTGGTGCTCCTCTTGATGGTGCTGACGACATCCTGCATAAAATGTGAATGTCTCATGATTAATCTTTTTGCGATTACGCCCCATACCAACAACTTCAATATGGCAAACGTCAGCATGCTTACCGCAAATACAGCACTTGCGATATTTCAGGCAGTAATAAAACCATTTGTTATTTTCAAGCAAGTATTGGTATCTTTTTTCCAATGGTATATCGTTTTTCAAAATGAACTCAATCAAGAAACCGATCCACTCAGTCGCTTCATTCTTTGTAGCTCTGCTATGTTCAAAATAAACACCACTCTTAGCCTCGTAGTAGTATTTCAAGACACTTTCAATCCATTTAGGTTCGTCATAGCTCCAACGTGCTATATCGGCTATTAGAACGTGAGAAAGTGCATTCTGTTTTTGAGACATCTGTCGATTATCTAAGAATTCAACTTTCGCTAAATTATCATCGTTATTAGCCAGAAGTTCGAGAAAATTTGAATTTATTTCATCCTCAAATTCGATGGCCAATTTATTCCCTTTGTGGTTTATGATTTTTCCAATCATTCAATCACTTCTTTTCAAAATCATTTGCAATAGGAGGATTTGCGTCGTCAAATAATTCTGTTTGTTCTTCATCGAGTTCGTTTTCACTTTGTTGTTCTACACTAGGAACTTCAATCTTTTCTAGCATTTCTTTCATACGCTCAAGAACTTTAGTTTTTACGTTTTTTAAAGGTACGTTGTTAATCTTGCTGTGCAACTCTTTAAACATATTTTCATGATTTTCAGATTGTGTAGCAAGTTCTGTAATACTACTAATTAATTCATCTTTTAATTTTTCTAAATCTATTCCTTCGCTACTCCATTCATGTATTTTTTCGCCTACTTCTTTTGTTATTTTAAAAGGCATATTAAACATATTTGAGTTATCTTTGGTAGCTTCCGCTATGTGGTCCTGATCAATACGTAAAGCGATAGCAAATTCATATTCCAAACTATCTTTTTGATCAGGTTTCAACCCTAGTTTTACTACTTGTGTTTTACCTTGTTCATTTTTTTCCATGTCGTAGGCTTGCTTACTTCTAGACGTTCCAATCACATACATTGAATTTCCTGTTACTAACTTAAGAAATTCTTTCTCTAATGGTTTTACTTTATTCCAAGCCAACATTTGATTTTTAGAGTTGCCTCTCTGATGGTTTTCTACTTGTTCTAAAATGCCACCTTCACCACTCCAAGCATGTGTTAGAGAATCGACTATCACCACCTCAACCCCAGCTTGTTTGAATAAATTAAAAGCCTGTATATATCGCTGTACAGTAAATGGTGCTTCAAAATCAATATGCAAAAATTCCCCTATGTCGACATTCCCAATAGTTGAATCAGCATATAACAACGATCGTTTGTGCTCAGTGTCAATGACACCTATTTTTTCCCATTGTTCTTGTTCTGATAAGTCTGAATGCATTTTTTCAATAATTCCTTTAGCAATAAATAACGCACTTACTGTTTTTCCACTACCACTTGCGCCAGTTATCATGATAGGAACTTTTATTTTTTCGCGTTTAGCCTTTTTTATTTCCATATTGAAACCTCCTATCTAATTCTCAAACTCTTAGTTTGAACTAATTCTGCACCTTTGATTTCCCCATGTTTCAGTTCTTCTTTCAAAGCTGTTTTATCAACTTTGGGAGGTTGAGGAATTAAAAAGCCAATAGGAATTAATTTTTCGTCTATAATATTCACAGAAACTGGATTGTTTTGAATTCCTACATTGAATAATTCGCCCTTGATTTTCGTTTTGCCGACCTTTTCCATTTCATCTTGCAGATATCCCTTTAGGTTCTTTACATTGTTAGAAAGCGTTGTTTTTCGTGACTGTAGCCGTTTGATTTCTTTTTCAACAATAGATATGTTGCTTTCAAGTTCTTTAACTACTTTTGCTGTGTTTTCTACTTTTAAATCGATTGAATCGCTAATACTATCTAACGTATCTTTTAATGTTCCATCATCAAGCTCTTCAGCTAATGACAAAACTTTTAAATAATCGTTGCTAAGTTCATAAAGTGTTGCCACGGCTATCTTCCTCCTCGTCATATTCCCATTCTGGTTCGATTTTCTGTAATTCTTCTAACGGCTCTGTTAAAAATTGATCTAGCGCATCTGCTTCACTACGATTCATTCACAAGACCTCGTTTCTGTGATATAATTTTTCTTGTATAATTTTTGTATGTGCCTTAATCGTTGGCAGACGATTGGGCATTTTTTATAACTTCCGACAAAAATCTGCAAATTCATCGCTTGTTACCTCTTTGAAACATTCGAATTTCTTCTCTTTTCCATCTGAATAATAAATATTGATAATTGGAGTATCCCAATCACTTCCTGGAATTCCAGCAATAGTCTTTACTTTTCCCAAGTCAATAATATATTTGCCTTTTTCCCAAACAGATTCGGCAGTCCAAAAGTAATCTGATAGAGTTCCTAAAAATACTTTATCAACATCTGCATTATCCACTTCGACATCAATTAGCTCTTTAGCTTTTTTAAAATCATATAATTTTGGCATTCAAATACCTCTTTTCTTTTTTTGTTGAACAATATATATCCGCCCCTTTTGTTGCTGGTACCATAAATCAGCAAGTTTTTTCGTTTGCTCTAGTTTGTCTTTTCTTGTCATTTCTTAACCTCTCTATCTTCAAGTGCCAGATCATAAAACAGTGTCCAAATGATGAATAAGCCGATATATATATTTTGGATAATCGGATTAAAATTTCCGCCTACTAGCAGTCCTAGTCCGAATACGATTAGCAATACTGCAATTCTTCTTAAGTTATAAATTTTTCTCATTTCATTTCTCCTTAAATATGCATTCTATTTTGAATCTCTAAGTATCTTAAAAATTCGAGTTCTTTTTCAATTTGATATGCTTTTCCTTCGGTCAGTTGTTCTGATTGTCTAAGCGCTGCTCTATCATCTTGTAGCTGTTTACGCTCTTTTTTGATTTGGTTGAGTATCCAAGCCTCTTGTTCAGTTGTATAAGCCATAATATTCTCCCTATGCTATATCGTTTAAGTCAAAACTCATTTGTCTTACAACTGTTTTTGTGGCTGTGGAAGGCTCCCAGTCATTGATATATTCAATTACGATTGGATAATGTTTTTCTCTTAATTGTGATCGGGTCCCCACGCCTGTGATTTGCTTAATACCTGAATTAATATCTTTGTATAGCTTGCCACGCTGTTCCTTTGTGATTTTTCCAAATCCTCTTGCCACTTCTGCTACTCGTTGATGAACTCGACGTGATAAGTAGCTATAATCATCTGCACCGATTTTTTGATTGTCTTTTAAGTCGGCTACTTCTTTTTCGATTACATCTACACGCTCATTTGTTTCTTCATTTGCTGATAAAGCAAGCATCGCCAATTCTCTTTGAGAAGTTGGTAGTTTGGGTTGTTGAATTTCTTTCTCCATTTGGTTAAAAGCTTCAATATATTTCAGTTTGAACTGCAATGCCTTTTGACCAGTGAACCCCATTGCTAATAAAGTGAAGCCGTCGCGATTCATGATAACTTGGCGATAAGATTGTTTGTTTTGTGGATGAATATAGCTATCTTCGTAAAATAGGTCTGCGTAATTTTCCGCAACCCCCTCTTTTAAATCATCAATCGCTGCTAAAACATCACGATGATTTTTATTAAACGTTGCTGCGACTTGTAAACTAGTTGTTACTGCTTGTTGGTTTTTCGTAATTACTAGATTTTCCATCTTCTTTTCCTCCTTTAAATTTCAAAAGTTTCTTTTAGAAATCTTTGTAATTCAGATCGTTCAATCCGAATATCCTGATTACTCCATTGTTGAATTTTTAAACCTTTTGAAATCCAATTATTCAATTTTTCATCGCCAATCTCTAAAATCTTTCTTACTTGCGATTTGTTAGGATATGGTGGTAATTCAATAACCTTGGTCAACAAACTTAAACGTTTTTCAACCTCTTTTAAAATGACAAAGGTAATATTATTAGCTAATTCATCTTGAATTACCTCATCAGGTATATTCAGCTGCATATACTACACCTCCTGTTTTTCATTTTCTAATAACTCGTCAACAGATACATTTAAATAGTTGGAAACTTTTTTTAAACTAGATAAATTAGGATTTTGCTTATCCCATCTATAAATTGCGTTTTCCCCTACCCCTGATTCTTTACCAATTTTTTTAACAGTTAAATTTTTTTCTAACGCAATCTTTTTGATATTTGCAACAATAGACATTGTCATTACCACACCTCCAATCCTTTATGATAAAAATAGTTGACAAAACTACCAAATATGGTACTATAGACATAAAGAAATAAGCATATCAAATCCGCCAAGATTTTATACTATTTTTTAGTATTATTTTGCTCATTTCTAATATCTGAAATCAGTATACTACCGAATTAGATAGTTGTCAACCATTTTTGGTAGATAATTTTATTTAGTGTACTTTTTTCTCTGAAAGGTGATTATATGAATACGTTGGAAAGAATAAAGTTACTTGCTAAACAAAGAGGAATCACGCTCAAAGAACTTGCTAGCAAAGTTGGTATAGGGGAAAATTCTCTTTACCGTTGGGATAAAACAAGCCCTCAGTCTGACAAATTACAAAAAGTAGCAGATTATTTTGATGTTTCCACTGACTATTTACTTGGTCGTACTGAAAAGAAAAAATATTATGAGTTATCCAATAAAGAAAAGAAGGATATTGCTATTCAAGCAGAAGAATTAATTGAAGGTATAGCTAATGGCGAAAATCTTAATTTTTACGGTGAACCAGCTACTCAAGAACAAAAAGACCGTCTTTTAATTGCTATACGTACTGCGATGGAAATGAACAAAGAAGAAGCCAAAAAGAAATTCACACGTAAAGATTATAGAAACTAATAGGGGTTGGTATTATGAATAATTATGTCGAAAATCAATTCGATAAAATCGTCACAAAATACCAACCTAGCAGTGTCTACGACTTGGTAAAAAAGGCGAACTGTAAAATACTTTATGCTGATATAGATGATGAAACTGGAGGTTGTACACAAACTAACAACAGGTGTCATACGATTATTGTTAACGCAAATTGGCCTGAGCACTATCAAAAGTTTGTGATATTACATGAATTCAGTCATATAAAACTGCACAAAGGTGCTAGTACGCCTTTTTACCGTTCTTTAGGGTTAGATACATTTGTTTCTAAAATGGAATGTGAAGCAAATTCTCTCGCTATGAAATTACTTCTGCATATGCAAGATCAATCAATCATGCACGGACTAACAAAATTTCAAATTATGGATTATTTAGGATTACCACACGAACTATCAAGATACTTTTAAATAGCCATTCGGCTATTATTAATTTCACAAAAAAAGAACGTATGTTCAAAAGGAGTAATTAAAATGACTGACTTTAACAAAGCTTTAACTGCCAAGGAACTGATTTCCATACTAAATACAGTGCCACCAGAAACAAAGGTGCACTTTATCGGGGCCACTTTATGTTCAGGAAATTTACTTCCATTCCACGCACCTGTTTTTCGAGTATCAAAAGGGTATAAAATTACAAGCAACAACGAATTGTCTATAGGACTATTTGGAGTTCAAAAAAGTGATATAGAATTAAATATAGAGGGAAAATAA